ATTCCTCCTGTAATAAAAAAAGCGAGATGGGCAATAATCCATCTCGTCATTTTTAAATCCCTACTTAACGGCAAGGGATTTCCGCTTTTTTAGGTTCTGACTTACGGCTCAGACTATCCGCTTTTTTTAGTTCCGATTTAAGGCTCGGACTATCCTCTTGATAGAAAGGAGGTGATAAATTTAAATTAAATTAATCTCCTTTATTGGAGTTTTACCTCCAATACTATTATATGCTTTAAATCAAGAAAAATCAATAACAAGATGTAGTAAAATATTCAATTTTTTTCTATATATAGTGATTTGCAACAGATTTACAACAGAAATCAATAAACCCTGCTGTAGAAACCCACAGCTTTGCCGAGGATACGGACTTTGTTCATTTCTTCTTCCTCTGTTGATCAAGTTTATTTAATTCGGACTTTGATAAGGGTTTATCAAGTTCGGGATAATATGTATTAAATGATATTGCGCTGTTACATTTTGGACATCTAATGTTTAGTAAGTCTTTTGGTATAGTTGACATTGCTGGGTATTTCTTAGATTTTCCACTTATGGAATAAACTTTTCCATTACCGTTTCTTTTACAACCATATTTAGAACAATAATCGCAAGTTTTTGATGTAAACATTATAAATGTGTCGTTTTTATATTTTTTATAGTCATTCAAAACATACTCTATTGTGTTTGGCTGTATATTATTATTAACTTTAAATCTATCAAGAAATCCCATATCAATTCTCCTTATCAAATAGCATTAGCCTCAAGCTCGTTATGAACAACAGGCTCATAATCATAAAAATGCTCGGATGTAATGTGCTTTAATTCGTGCTTAGCGGCTTTCTGTTGAGTATCATAGCTAAGCAGAATATTAATATATACATTGTAATTGCCGTCCTCATCTAAGACCGTTACGCCTCGTACGGTCAGCGGCAATTCTAAACCTCTAATAAAAATTTCTCCCAAAGCTATTCATCCTTTTTTAATGCTTCAATAATTCTGACTGCTTTTTCCACATCTTCTTTTGTAGCACCCTTAGTAAGACTAAATAACATTCTTAGTTCACTTCTGTTCTTGAGCTCCTCGAGGTATTCTTGGAGTTCTGAATTTAATTCGGCGGAGGTCTTTGAATCTGTTAGTGTGTTCATATCTACATTGAAATAGTCAGCTATAGCTTCTAAAGTTTCAAGATTAGGTTCTCTTGTGCCATTCTCATACATACTAATAGAACTTTTAGAACAACCTAAATGCTTTGCAAGTTCTTCTTGACTTAGATTTGCTTTTAATCTCAACTGTTTAAGTACATCGGAGAACATTTAATCACCTCTTGTGTTTTGTTTACTACATAATATCACGAATTGTGAAAAAAATCAAGTAAAAAATTTCACAAAATGTGTTGACATTTTTAAAATGCTGTGTTAATATAATGGTACACGATATGTGAACTTACTTAAGGAGGTGATAAAATGAATGCAGAAGTCATTGGCGAGAAAATTAAAAACTTAAGAGAAAAAAATAATATCTCAAGAGAAAACTTTGCAAATGCTGTAGAAATCAGTCAATCTGCTCTTTCTATGTACGAAAACGGACAGCGTATTCCTCGTGACGAAGTTAAGTTAAGAATTGCAAGATTTTTCAACACCTCAATAGAGGAACTTTTTTTTACAAATTAAGTACACGAAATGTGAACCAAATGTTTATCTTACAATTCAGTATAGCAAATTAGCTGTACAATAAGCAGGACTTTGCTGACACACAGAAAACAGCATAACCCCATACCACACAAAAAAGAAAGGGTGAGAAAAATGCCGAGAAAATTAGCAAAACCCGAGGATAAAATGAAAAGACAACTGATTGCTAATATACAATATGAAGCTGAAATCAGAAGTATTGACCGCGAAGGGCAGGCCCTTGTGGCACACTGCTCGGAGGGCACATACAGAAAAAGAATTAAAGACCCGGGCACTTTCACGGTAGAAGAGTTATCAAGACTTGCTAAAAAATTTGATATACCTGTTCAGAGTCTTTTCAAAGCAAGAGTGGTGCCTGATGAATGAGCGCTCAAGCACTTGCCGACACACAGAAAACAGCATAGGAAAGGAGGCATAACAAATGGCACTCAGACACATTAAAACAAAACGCAGTCTTAAAGACGAGAACAAGCACTTACATAGCTTGGTTAAGCACTTGCAGATTGAGCTTGAGAACGCAAGGCTTGACCTTTGCATTAAGAATGACGCAATCAACGGTTACAAAAGCGAAAACGCAAGGCTTAGACAACGCATTAACAGTATGTATGCATATGATGTTTTCGGGGAGGAGGTGAAGAAATGAGCAATAAAAAAAGTGCCTGTGACACCGCGAATGCCACAAGCACAAAGAACAATAAGCCTAATTCAATTATATCCTCTGCAACAAAAAAAATCAAGTTGTGCAACGAAAAAAATCTTAAAGACCGTAAATCTAAAGCAATTCTTGAGCCGGTAAAGAAAATGCTCTGCGAATTTTCAGAGCAGAACGAGGAATTTGCAAGAGCCGTTACGGCTGCAGAAAACCTTGAAAACATGATTGACGAAGTGGGAAAGAAGCTCCCCACTGCAGTTTCCGACCTTGATGTGTATCAGCAGATTGTCGGTAAGATTTTTCCCGGAGCAAAGGTTACTTTCGCAATGCAGATACATATGTCCGAGTATGAGCTTGAAGAGCCTGATGTAGCAGAGCAGAAAACGGATCCGGTTACTCTTGACCTTGGCAATCTTATAGATTGGTAGGTGTCGATATGATTAAAAATCCCGAATATCTGCTCGAGAATATTCCTGATATTACAGTTGAAAACGAAGAGCAAATAGTGCAGTATTTCCCACAGTATGCCTTTTATGAAAATAAAGGCAGTGGCAGATGTGATTGCTTTTGTACAAGCTGTCGTTGCTGGCATCTTAATGAGCCGTTCAGTTTTGCACATAATCAAATTCACATATGCAACCATTGTGGTGAGACCGTCAAAGCAAAGGCTTTGCATTACGGCAGAAAGAAACTTGGAAGAAGTCGCAAGTTTGGATTTTGTTTTGCTCAAAACGGCAGACTGTACATCAGATTTGTAACGGTTTATCAGAGATTTTCGGAAGATATTTACAACGAAAATCCTGTCGAAATGATGCCGCAATATTTTTTTTCAAATGAATATCTGTATGTATATGAACAACACGCAATGCAAAGATTTGCATACAACTGGTACGGCAAATCATTTTATCCGATGAAAACAGACGGAATTATTCCTTCTGCTTCACAGAGCTTAGCGTGGTATTGGGGTCCGTCAGAAAAAACCTTGAATTCAGGCTGGGATTCAACCGTACTTTTAAATCTTGATGTAATAGCTGATACGGATCTTAGATATTCGTGTGCGGATGAGCTTTTAAATAGATGTACGGTCCAAGAGATTCTCAAATGGCTGAACATATATGTAAGGCACAATAATGCCGAATATCTGATTAAAGGCGGTTTTGATAGGATTGCAGACCTATTGATGAACGGTCAGCTAAAGCTAAACAAAATCCATTGGAAAGAAAACAATCTGCTTAAAATGCTTGGGTGTCGCAAGACAGATATACACAGCTTTGCCGAATATGACACAAACGAAATTGAGCTTTACCGCAACATTATTAAAGAAGAACCGAACATTCAGAATGCAAGCGGTTTTATAAGCAGTCTGTCAAAGCTTGGAACTTTTGCCGTTAACGAAATTCACGATGCCGGTGTTAAATACAGGCAGATTTTGAAGTACGGCAAGAATCATCAGAGAGTAATGCTGTGGAAGGATTATCTCGACAACTGCAAAAGACTTCCCGAAGGAATTGAAGAGCTGATGCCTGCTCATCTTGAACAGGCTCACGACAGAGCCGTTGAAAAGGTTGCTTATTACACAAATAAGGCTGAAGCGGAAATGATAGCTAAGAGGGCAAAAACTCTTAAGCCTCTGTTGATGGACACGCAAAATCTTGTAATGCTTGCGCCTGAAACAGGCGAAGAAATTATTTCAGAGGGAAAAATTCTTAAGCATTGTGTCGGCGGATATGTAAACCGTCACGCAAGAGGTGACACAGTAATCCTGTTTATTCGGCATAAAGCGTCACCGTCAATTCCTTACTTCACGATTGAAGTAAATCCCAAAAGCCTGACGATAGTGCAATGTCACGGCTACAAAAATGAACTAGAATCGAATCATAAAAAGCCACCCGAAATTGTTGAATTTGAACAGCAATATACTAAATTTTTGGAGGATATAAAAAATGTCAGAAATAACAGTAAGCGAACAGCATAAGCAGGCAATTGAACTGCATCAGAAAATTCTTGTAAGCGCAAACCTTGCACAACAGAATATATGGGATATGTGCAACGGACTCAAGACTATGCGTGACAACAAGCTGTACAAGGAGCTTGGATATCAGAACTTTGAGGACTACTGCGAGAATGAAGTAGGTATGAAACGCAGTAACGCATATAACTATATTTCTATTGTAGAAAAAATAAATCCTGAAAATGTCCAAACGTTTGGACAAATTAGCAAAAGTAAGTTGATGTTGCTTGCCACTATCAGCGAACCCGAACAGGCAGAAATCGCCGAAAAGCTTGACATTGAAAACACAACGGTCAAGCAGTTAAAGGCAGAGATTGACAGGCTGAAGGGCGAAAAGCAGGAGGCAACCGACAAGAGCATTGACTATTGCAGACAGCTCAATAACGCTAAGAAAGACGCAGACTATTACAAGCAGCAGGCGGACACTTCAAAAGAAAGCTATCGCAATATTGAAAATCAGCTTGCAGAGGAAAAGAACAAAAATTTCAAGCTGACAAATAAAGTTCAGGAGCTTGAAAGCCGCCCTATTGAGGTTGCCGTTGCAGAGCCGAGCAATAATGAACGCAAACTGAACGAAACCATCAGAGCACTTGAGCGTGAGAACATCAAGCGCAATGACGAACTCGAAGCAGAATATCGTGAGAACGAGAAAATCGTAAGGAAACAGCTTGAGGACGAAAAGCAAGAGGCTCTTCGCAGACAGAAAGAGGAGTATGAAGAAAGGCTGAAAAATGTTCAGACTGCCGACGGTACATCAGATGACAAGGATGTCTTTAAGGCATATTTTTCGATTGCATATGACAGCTTTATCCGTATGCTCGATTTCGCCAAGCAGTCACAGGACAAGGAATTTTTCAAGGGCAAGGTTGAACATTTAATAGAAGCACTTGCCACACAAAACATAAATCTTTAAGGGGGAGCAACAATGAAGCTTTATGAGCTTACTGAAAGCTTTGCTGAATTATTCAGCCAATTTGAAGACATAAACGAATATGAACCCGATACTGACGCAGACGGTCAGCCGATTGACGGCAACGGCGACATTATCGAAGATGTTGAGGCATACAAAGAAAAAATGCTTACAGCGTGGTTTGATACACTCGAGGGCATTGAGGGCGAATTTGACGAGAAAGCAGAAAGCATTGCAGTCTACTATAAGCAGCTTCTTGCTGAGGCTAAAATGCTTAAAGCTGAAAAGGCGGCAATCGCAAAAAGACAGTCGCAGAAAGAAAAGCAGGCGGAGAACCTCAAAGCCTACCTGCTCAATTCAATGCAGGCACTCGGCAGACAGAAGATTGATATGCCGAGAGCGGTTATATCGCTTAAAAAGAACGCTCCGTGCCTTGTTATTGATGATGAAATTTCATTCGTTGAGTGGGCAGAGGAACACAATCTTGCCCGCCTTTTGAAATACAGTATGCCCGAAGTAAAGAAGAATGATGTCAAGGCTCTCTGCAAAAACGGCGAGGCTATCCCGTTTGTGCATATGGAAAGCAAACAGTCGTTGAGTGTTAAGTGAGGTGATATAATGATTAATTTTGATGATGTAAAAAGAACAAAATCAAAGGCAAGAATAGCTATTACGGGTCCATCAGGCAGCGGTAAAACCTTATCAAGTCTGTATCTTGCTTATGGCATTACCGGTGATTGGACAAAGGTTGCTTTGATTGACACCGAACATGAAAGAGGTCGCTTTTATGCAGACAGAACAGACCTTAAAACAGGTACATTCAAATATGCATCAATGACTCCGCCTTATTCTCCCGATAAGTACATAGATTATGTTAAATCTGCTGCTGAAATTGTAGGTACTGACGGTGTAGTGATTGTTGACAGCTTTTCTCACTGTTGGGATAACGAGGGTGGTGTGCTTGATATAAAGTCACATATTGCTCAACAGCGTGGCAAAAATGATTACACAGCGTGGGACGAAGCAGGTAAGATACAGAATAATCTTGTAAATACAATCCTATCCGTTGACTGTCACACAATTATTACAATGCGTGCAAAAATGGCTTATGCTATGGAGGTAAATGACAGGGGCAAAACTGTACCTGTAAAAATTGGACTTGCACCGGTTCAGCGTGATAATACGGAATACGAATTTGATATGTGCTTTCAGCTTGACCGTTCACATTGTGCATCACTTTCTAAAGATACTACATTTCTTGATGATTGGTCAGGTGTTGTCACTCCGGAACTCGGAAAACAGTTGGGAGAATGGCTCTCAAAGGGTGCGGATTTGCCGAGATGTGCCGACTGCAATAAGGTTATTGTTGCAAGCGGTAAGCTGACGGCTGAGCAGATTATCGAAAAGTCAACAGGAAGATACGGCACAGCACTCTGTATGAGGTGCACTCAAATCAGATATCGAAAAGAACAGGAAGTGAATGCTAATGCAGCTTCGACCGTATCAGAATGACCTTGTTGAACAGGTAAGACAGGCTTGGCGAGAGGGTTACAAAGCTCCTTGCATTGTCCTTGGGTGCGGTGGCGGAAAGTCCTGCATTGTCGCAGAAATTGCAAGACGAACAACTTGGAACGGTAAACGGGTACTGTTCCTTGTTCACAGGAGAGAGCTTGTTGATCAAATATTCAGAACCTTTGTCCGCTGGGGTGTGCTTATGGATTTATGTCAGATTGGTATGGTACAAACCTTTACACGCAGGCTTAAAAAACTTCCTAAGCCTGCGTTAATCATTACGGACGAAAATCATCACAGCCTTGCACAAAGCTACAAACGCATTTATGAATATTTTTCAGATGTTCCAAGGGTTGGCGTCACCGCAACACCTATCCGTCTAAACGGTGACGGCTTGGGTGATGTCAACGATAAGCTGATTGTAGGAGTAAGTACCAAGTGGCTCATTGAGCATAACTGCCTTGCCCCATATGATTACTATGCTCCGAGTGTTGCCGACCTTACAGGGCTACACACCAAAATGGGCGAATATGTCGCCTCCGAGATAGAAAAAGCAATGACTAAAAATACAGTTTTCGGAGATGTAATCAAGTATTACAGACAGCTTGCAGACGGCAAAAAAGCGGTGTGCTATTGTTCAACTGTCAAACACAGTATGGCAACCGCACAGGCATTTTGCGAAGCGGGTATATCCGCAAGGCATATTGACGGAGCAACTCCAAAGGCGCAGAGAGAACAGATTATAAACGAGTTTCGCAGCGGAAAAATTACAATTCTTTGCAATGTGGATTTGATTTCAGAGGGCTTTGATGTGCCCGACTGCGAATGTACAATTCTGCTCCGACCTACTCACAGCCTTACGCTTTACATTCAGCAGTCAATGCGATGTATGCGATACAGACCGAACAAAAGGGCGGTAATCATTGACCATGTGGGCAACTATGCAAGACACGGAATGCCTGATGATGACAGGGTATGGTCACTTGAAAAGCGAGAGAAAAAGAGTGTTAAAAAGCTTGAAGACGAGCAGGCAACAAAGGTCAAGCAATGCCCCGAGTGTTTTTTTACATTCTCTGCACCGCCGGCGGGGCAGAAAGCCGTGTGTCCTCGATGCGGATATGAATTTCCGACAGCTGAGCGAAAGGTTGATTTTGATACTGCCGCAGAGCTTATAAAGGTTGAGGGCTTTAAGCTCGATTTCAGTTCACCATCTGATTGCGGCAGCTACAACGATTTACTTGTTTACGCAAAAACACACGGCTATAAGCCCGGCTGGGCGTATTATCAAGCACGAAAGAGAGGATTGATAGCTTGACAGAAGAACACGCTATACAGAATGAAATCCGCCTTGCAATTGCACCGTACTGCGATATTTTTCGTATCAATGTCGGGCAGGGTTACACAAAGGACGGACGATATTTTAGCACAGGTGTACCACCGGGGTTTTCTGATTTATTCGGTGTCAGAAAATCAGACGGCAAGGCGGTATTCATTGAGGTTAAAACAGCAAAAGGCAGAGCAACCGAAAAGCAGCATAACTTTTTACAGATGATGAAATTCAACGGTGCGGTAGCAGGAATATGCAGAAGTGCCAATGAAGCAATTAAATTAATTTTGGAGGAATAATTATGGGTTTTAAATCAAACTGGAACGAAGCAACACAGCCTAATTCAATTAAGCCTGAGGGCGATTATGAGTGTATCATTACTAAAGTCGAAGAAAGAGTTACTCAGAACGGCAAAGAAAATCTGAACATCTCAATGGTAATCCGAAATGATGTTGAGCAGGGTTACAAAAACGGATATATTTTTAATACCCTTTGGAAACGCAAAGAGCCGACAGAGGCAGACTTGCAGGTCAAGGGATACGGCTACGGTCAGATTATGGCTCTCGGCAAGGCAGCAGGACTGCCCGACGGCAAGGAGTACGAAAGCCTTGAGCAGTTCTGTGGTGAGCTTATCAACAAGCCAATTCGTGCGACTATAAAGCACGAAGAGTACAATGGCAAAATGCAGGAGCGAGTAAGCTGGCTCAATCTGACTAAGTATCCGACAGTAAAGCATACTTTTAAGCAGTCGCAGAGTTCAACGGCGCAGACCTATGCACAGCCACAGCAAAGCTATGCATCTGCACAGCCGACAAATCAAGGCTTTACGGATATGCCGCTTGATGATGATTTACCGTTTTAATTCAGAAAATTTTTACGGAAATTGCACTAATTTATGCAACTTTTGAATTTTAAGTCGGTACATATGAAATCCATAAGGAGGTATAAAATATGGGATTTACAAATTTTAACGATAAATACAGTGCAATTCCGCAGGAATTAAAAGGCTATAAAAATTGGGTGTGTTGGCAGGCATACCCTGATCCGAAGTCGCACAGCGGCATTTCTAAGAAGCCGATAAATCCAAGAACGGGTGGCTTTGCAATGCCGAATAACTCGGACACTTGGTCGGATTTTGAAACCGCTGTCAGGCAGTCAGGCAAGTATTCGGGCATAGGATTTATGTTCTCAAATTCGCCGTTCTTCGGTATTGACCTTGACGATATGCCACAGGATATTGAGGACTACCAAAACGGCGGAGCTGACAACATAGTAAGTGAATTTGTCAACACATTGCAGAGTTACGCTGAGTATTCTCAGAGCAAAACCGGTATCCATATTATATGCAAAGGTCATCTGCCCGAGGGCAAGCGTAAGGCGAAGAATGATTCGGGCGGTTTTGAAATGTACGAGAACGGCAGATTTTTCGTTGTGACAGGAAACTACTGCTCGGAATACGGATACATCAACGATTGTACCGAGAGTGTTAAGCCGTTGCACTCCAAATATCTCGGCAAGACGGCAGAGCCTAAGCCGAACAAGAATATTACGGTCAATTTAAATTCCGTTGATGACATCGTCAGAGCCGCCTGCAGCGCTAAGAACGGCAGTCTTTTCAAGGCTCTGTACAGCGGTGACTTTTCGGCTTACTCATCACAGAGCGAGGCGGATATGGCATTTTGCAATATGCTTGCCTTTTGGTGCGGCTGCGATGCCGAAAAAATGGACGCAATTTTCCGCCAATCGGGTTTAATGCGTGACAAGTGGGACAGAAAGCAGTCAGGCACTACATACGGAGTAATCACCCTGCAAAAAGCAATATCGGGTTGCAGTCAGACCTATAACCCTAAAAAACAAAACGATTATTCGATTTCAATCGGCAACGGCAAGGTTATTCAGACTGTTGACGAAGAAAAAATGCGTGCATATACATTTGACGATATGGGCAACGCAGAAAGGTTTGTTGACCTGTTTGGCGAAAATGTTCGCTACTGCTATACGGAAAAGAAATGGTATTTTTATAATTCAATGAGGTGGAGCGTCGACAATCTCGGTGTTATCTTAAGAATGGCAGATAAGTGCGTTGAGGCTATGAAAGCCGAGGCAAAGCTTTACTTGCAGGCTGATGAAGAGAGCGGCGGAGATATGGCGAAAGCATTTGAAAAGCATATGAAATCAAGCCGTTCAAATAAGTCAAAAAAAGCAATGCTCAACGAAATTGAACATCATCTTCCGATTTTGCCGATACAAATGGACAGATACAAAATGGCACTCAACACGCCAAGCGGAATTATTAATCTGAAAAACGGCGATGTAAAGGCACATAACCCCGAATATTACTTTACAAAGATTACTTCGGTCGATTGCGCCGAAGCTGCCGACTGCCCTCGTTGGCTTGCGTTCCTTGACGATATTTTTGCAGGCGACAAGGACTTAATCAGATACATTCAAAAGGCGGTAGGCTACAGTCTGACAGGCTCAACGGCGGAACAATGTGCATTTTTTCTTTACGGTACAGGTCGAAACGGCAAGAGTACTTTTATTGATGTAATAAGAGATGTTTTCGGCGATTATGCGGCGAATATTCAGCCCGAAACCATTATGGTGAAAAGCTCGCAGAGCAATGCCATAAACAGCGACATTGCTCGATTAAAGGGCGCAAGACTTGTTACATCGGTAGAGCCAAATGAGGGCGTGCGGCTGAATGAGGGACTTTTAAAACAGCTTACAGGTGACGATACGGTAACAGCAAGAAAGCTGTACAGTGAGGAATTTGAGTTTAAACCCGAGTTCAAATTATGGATGGCGACAAACCATAAACCTATTATCAGAGGCACAGACACAGGCATTTGGCGAAGAATACATATGATACCGTTCAATGTGCAGATACCCGAGGACAAGGTAGATAAAAACCTTACGCATAAGCTAAAGGCGGAGATGACAGCGATTTTTAAATGGTGCATTGACGGCTGTCTGATGTGGCAGAGAGAGGGCCTGCAAATGCCCGCCGCTGTATTAAAGAGCGTGAGAGAGTACAGGCGTGAAATGGATGTTATTTCTGCTTTTATCGAGGATAAATGTACTCTTGAGGGCACTGTACAGGCAAGTATGCTGTATGCCGCCTATGCATCGTGGGCAGACAGCAACAACGAATATTGTATGTCAAATACCAAGTTCAGCGCCGAACTTGCCAAACGATTTGAGAAGATAAAGGGAAGAAATTACAATTATTTCACCGGTATTTCTATTCGTTCTGAATGTTAGTGTGGTGGCTTGAGGAGGGTTTGAGGGGTTTTATAACCTTTCGTATAAGAAAAATAAAAATATTATATATATAAAGGGTTATTTAAAAATGGCTTCAACCCACCACAAGCCTCCGCAGGGAGGAATATATGAAACCAAATTTTAAAGACAAAACAGAGTTTGCAAGGCTTGAGGATAAAGCTATTGACGGTCAGCTTGATTATACCGACTATCCGCCTGCCGAATACAAATACTTTTCAAAACTTGCAAAACTCGGTTACAACAACCGCCACAAGGGGTGGGATATGATTACTTGCTTGAAGCTTCAACAGGAATTGCAGAGTGAGTACAGACAGTACCACGATGAGGGCGAGGAGTATTTAAGCCTATGTATGAGAATACAGGACAATATAAAGAAATCCGCCGATCTCGTTCGCAAGATGTACAAGCAGGCGGCAACCAAAGACGAAATGCTAAGCCTTGCGTTGCAGACGATAGAGCTATTAACAAATGAGAACGGATTTGTTAAAAGAATAAGCGAAAAGGTAAGGGAGATGAAACAATGAAACAACAGGCAATCTGCGAATTATGTATGCAAACATTTGAAAAAAGAAGTGCAAATCAAAAATACTGCACCGAGTGCGGTGTTGAAATGAGAAAACAACAGCACAGAGAAATTATCAAAAACAGCAAATTAAGAAAAACAGCCGCACGCAATTACAATAAACCCGATACACTTGAAGAAAAATGCAAGAAAATCAATTTGTACAATAAGCGACACGGCACGCATTACAGCTACGGCGAATACACAGCCCTTGAGAGGCTTGGAAGAATTTAAGGAGGATAAAGAAAATGATTGATTGTTCAAAAACTGAAAATTACTTTATTGAAAAGTCGAGAATGACGAAACAACAGAAGAACGGAATATGCAAACTTGATTGTACTGACTGCCCTTTGAGCAGTTCAAATAATGGCACAGGCATTTCGTGTTCACACTTTGAAACGGGTTATCCCGGCAAAGCAATCGCAATTATGCAAAAGTGGAGTGATGAACACCCACAGAAAACTTATTTGAGTGAATTATTGGAGCATTTTCCGAATGTTCCACTCACTACTACCGAAATACCTGAAGATATTTGTCCTTTCCACTTGGGATTTATGAGCAAAGATGATTGCAGAAACGACCGCAACTGCATTAAATGTTGGAATCAACCTATTAAAAATAACGAAGAAGGTGAAGAAAATGATTGAAAAAGAATATATAGAGCGTGACGTGCTTATAAAACAATTTGAAACATTAAAAGAAAAAGCAGAAACTTTGCGAGATGTTGCATATTTAGAAGGCGTCCTTGCAGTTATATACACTACACCTACCGCCGACGTGCAGGAAGTAAGGCACGGAAAATGGATTGAATATGATAACGGTGTTCAAACTTGTTCTGAGTGCGGAGAAGAACACGAATGGCAAGATTATAGAGCAAGTTATTGTGAGGACTGCGGAGCAAAAATGGATTTGGAGAGGTGAAGAAAATGACTAAAACATTTTGCAACAAGTGTGGAAAACAATTAAACTTTGGCGACCACAGGAAAGTTGAATTGACCGTAAGACCATACACTACATACGGCGGCAGATTTAATTTAGATTACTGCGAAAGCTGTTTCAAGGAAATTATCGGCGAAGAAGAATATAACTCCATGATACAGCGAGAAGCAGAACACAAAAGAAGAATTGAGGAGAGAAAAAAGGAGCGAAACAATGACACTCGAGGAACTAAAAACAGAAATATCTGAACGCATAGAAAGTGAACAGGAGAAGTTGAACAGGCTTAACGACAGAAAAAGTCGAAAGGACAGAAACTATTACATAAGTGAGGGTATGTTGATAGCATTTCAGATTGTTTCAGACTACTTTGACGATTTGGAGGTGATAATTTGACCGCAAAAGAAATCAAAGACATAAACCGAGAAATTACGAGGTTAAAAGCTAAGATTGCACGCATAGCCGCCGAGGCTGACAATACATCGCCTAAGCTGTCGGATTTACCGAGTGCAGGTCAGACCTCCGACAAGGTCGGCAATGCAGTGGTGCAGATTGCAGATATTCAGCGAGAAATACAAAATCTTGAAATCCGCCGAAACGCAGCGCTCAACAGCCTATCTCGTGACGATTTTGTGGAGAACTGTTTGTTTATGCACCTTAGCTTGCGATACAGCTGGGCAAAGATAGCAGTTGATACAGGCGGAATAAATACACCGGATAACATAAGAATTATGTGCAACCGCCACCGTTGGTAAAAGTTGTTCGGTTTTTCGGTTTAGGTGCAGTATAATATAAAATGAAGAAGCCAACAACAAGAGATATTTTGTAGTTAATTTTCAAGACAACGGCAGACCGCTCTCACTTGAGGGCGGTTTTGCTGTATCGAAAAATCGAAAGGGCGGTGATACCGTGAAAGACAAATTAAATGCAAGACAGAGGAAGTTTGCGGAATATTATGCGCAGAGCGGTAACACCGTTCAGAGTGCGATACAGGCAGGATATTCAGAAAATTACGCAAACGCAAGAGCGTATGAATTGTTGGAGAATGTTGGAGTTTCAAAATACATCAAAGAGTTATCCGACAAGCTCAAAGATGAACGCATTATGAGTGCTAAGGACAGACAGGTTGCTCTCTCTGACATTGCAAAGAGTGCCGAGCAGGACCCGTCAGACCGTATTCGCGCGATTGATACACTCAACAAAATGACGGGTGAATACATTGTCAAGGTTGACGCAAAGGTTGAGCAATCCGAAAAGCTCTCTGATGTGTTCAGACAGTTAGGCGGTGAGGGGCTTGACGAATAAGATACAAAATAAGTTGGAGGTTACAACTATGAAAGAGATATTCAAGAAAGTTACATTAAAGGGTTTTGAAAGATACTCGGTAAGCAATTACGGAAATGTTCGCAACAATATTTCAGGTAATGTTCTGAGTAAGCGTAAGGCAAGCAACGGCTATCTGAGAGTTAATTTACGAACGGGTACTGTGCCCTATGAAAAACCTACAGTTGTTCACGTTCATAGACTTGTTGCAGAAGCTTTTCTTCCGCCTATTGAGGGCAAACCATATGTTAATCATATTGACGGAAACAAAGAAAACAATGTTGTTGATAATCTTGAATGGTGCACGCCGCAAGAGAATAGTGAACACGCATATAGAACTAAGACTGATTATCGAGAAGAATGTAAAGTCAACATTGTCAAAGCACAAAATCGTTGTAAGAAGAAGCTGAAAATGATCGTTAACGGCAAAGTTCAATGTGTTTTTGGTTCTAAATCAGAAGCCGCCAAAAAGCTAGGGGTAAATGAAAAGACGATATACAACTATCTTCACGGAGCAACAAAGCCTATTGGTTATGAGCTTTTGGAGGTGATGTAAATGCCTTTGAGTAAATTCCCATTGTCACAAAAATATATAGATTTTATCAACAGCGTAAACAATGTAAGTGCGGATTTTCTTGAGGGTACTTAACTACTGCTTCCGGAAAGACAACAGTCGGGGCCGGTGTAAAGTTTATGCGAATGGTGTCGCAAAGTTCCAAAAAGATACATGCCATTGCCGCCAAGACAACGGGTAAAGCCGAAGAAACGATTATTCAGCAGGATAACGGTATTCTCGACCTGCACCGTAACGCAATTTACTGTGGCAACGGCGACAAGGACTACAAGCTCCCGCATATCAAGTTTGAGGGCAAAATTATCTATGTTCTCGGTTACAGCAGTCGGGATAAGTGGGAAATGGTTCTCGGTGCACAGTTCGGCTGTGTGTATATTGATGAGATAAACACCGCCGATATTGAGTTTATCCGAGAGATGTCAACCCGAAACGATTACTTGCTCGCAACACTCAATCCCGATGACCCGTCATTGCCTGTTTACAAGGAGTTTATAAACCGTTCAAGACCGTTTAAGAAATACGCAAATGATGTTCCGCCCGAAATTACGGCGGAGCTTACAGAAGAACCTGTACCAAATTGGCGGTATTGGTTCTTTTCTTTTGCAGATAATTTAAGTCTTACACCGGAACAGGTTGAAAAGAAAAAAGCCTCTGCTCCAAAAGGAACAAAGCTTTATAAAAACAAAATCTTAGGATTGCGAGGCAGGGCAACAGGGCTTGTATTCTCAAACTTTGAGAGGGCAAGGCACATAAAAACAAAAGAATGGGCAAAGCGGTTTTTAAACTCCGACCGTAAAAGCGAGCATTTTATTCAGTTTACGGCAGGACTTGATACAGCCTATTCGCAGAAGTCACCCGACACAATTGCAATGACCTTTTTCGGAATCACAAACAGGGGCAAGTGTATTCAGCTTGACGAACGAGTGTACAACAATGCCGAACTACAAACTCCGATTGCACCGAGTGATACGGTACGAAATTTCATTGATTTTCTTGACCGCAACCGGGAGGAGTGGGGCTTTGCGAGAACTGCATTCATCGACAACGCCGACCAAGCGACTATTACCGAATTTCAGAAGTACAAGCGGCAAAACGGCTGTATTTATGATTTTGCAAATGCGTGGAAGAAAACAAAGATTATCGACAGAATTAACCTTGTGCTCGGCTGGCTTGCCACTGACTGTTATTTTGTGCTTGAACATTGTAAAAACACGATTGCCGAGTTTGAAATTTACAGCTGGCGAGAAGATAAAGACAACACACCCGAGGACGGTCACGACCATTGTATAAACAGTGGGCAGTATGCGTGGCTGCCGTTTAAAAATATTATTGGAAGTGAAATAAATGGGGCTGATAAACAGAATGGCTGATACAATCAGAACAGGATTAAGAAATTTTTTACATATCACTAAAGCGCCCGACAGAACGATAACCGTTGACGAAACGAGCAATCATCAAACTGAATGCTTTACCAACCGCATTTGGTATTGGGGCAACAGCAGACAGCTTTCACAGCTTTACACACAGCTTGACAGCGACAAAACACGCTTTTGGTCTGCCGAGTGTACCAAAGGGCTGAAAATACGAAAAATCCACACAGGCTTGCCCGCTCTCATTTGCGATACACTCGCTAATATTGTGATTGCAGACTATAACGGTACAGAGGTTACAAGCAAAAATACGACAGCTTATGCCGAACGGTGGGCGGAGATAGAGAAAGAAAACAAACTCGCAGGTGTAATAAAGCAAATGCTCCGTGACCTATGTGTTGTCGGTGACGGTGCGTTTAAAATCAGCTTTGACAAGGCTGTATCAGATGTTCCGATTGTTGAATGGTATCCTGCCGAGCAGATTGATTTTACATATGTGCGTGGCAGAATCAGAGAAGTAAAGTTTTACACCGACTACACGCAAAAGCACCGACATTTTCGCTTTGAGGAAACCTACGGTTACGGCTATATAAAATATGCCCTCTATGACGATAACGGCAGAGAGGTCGATTTACACACAGTTAAGGCACTTGATTGGATAGACAGCAACGGTGTAACCTTTGATACATCGTATATGTGGGCAGTACCGGTTATTTACGGCAAATCGTGCCACAAGGGCAGAGGTGCGGGCATTATCGGCATAAAAACAGACGCTTTCGACAGCCTTGATGAAGTGTGGTCGCAGTGGATGGACGCTTTAAGAGCTTGCCGAACAAAGCAGTATGTGCCTGAATGTCTTATCCCTCGAAACCCCGAAACCTGTCAGCCGATGTCGCCAAATTCCTTTGACAACCGATTTATTGCAGTAGGAAACGATATGTCGGAAAACGGCAACGGCAACAGGATTTACACCGAAAGTCCGCAGATTCAGCATGAAAGCTATTTAAGTTCTTATATAACCGCTCTTGACCTTTGCTTGCAGGGTGTTATTTCTCCGTCAACCCTTGGTATTGATACGAAGAAACTCGATAATGCCGAGGCACAGAGAGAAAAAGAGAAAACAACTCTGTATACAAGACAGAACCTTGTTGAGCTCACCGAGAACGCTATGCAGAGCCTTGTTGATGTTGTACTCAATGCAGACAGTGAGCTTAACGGCAAGGGAATTGTTGACGGAATAGAGGTATCCGTAAACTTTGGTGAGTACGCCAATCCGTCATTTGAAAGTCAGGTTGAAACCGTGTCAAAAGCAAGACAGGGCGGTTTGATGTCGGTTGAAACCTCGGTCGAGGAATTGTACGGCGACAGTAAGTCGGACGATTGGAAAGCCGAAGAGGTACAGAGGATAAAAGAAGAGCAGGGCATTACAAGTGAGGAAGAAACCTCGTCATTCGACGATTTGGCAGGACTGACAGATGAGTGATTACGATATCGGAAAAGCCTTTGAAGAAATCGAAAATGAACTTATTGACAGTATGATGCGCAATTTCAGCCGACACAGAGCAGAGGAAACCAAAGAGGGCTATAATTGGACCCAATGGCAGGCAGAACAACTAAAGGCGCTTGAGGAGTACCGCAAAACGAACGCCCAAAAATTTGGCAAGCAGTTCAAGAGCATTAACAGCAAGGTTGAAGAAATGATACACACCGCAAGAGCCGACGGCAACGCAGAACAGGAAGTGAAAATCCTCGAGGCTATTAAGAACGGCTTTACACCGCATATGCCCACAGGAGCGAGCACAGGCGAGTTTTTTAAGGTCAATAACCGTAAGCTCAATGCTCTTGTAAAATCGACCACAGACGATTTAAAGAGGGCGGAAACGGCAGTCCTGCGTATGAGCAATGACAAGTACCGCAAGGCAATCTTCAATGCTCAGGTGTACGCAAACACCGGTGCAGGCACATACGAAAAAGCAGTTGATATGGCTTGTAAGGATATGCTAAACGCAGGGCTGAATTGTGTGGAGTATAAAAACGGTGCAAGGCACACGCTTTCAGACTATGCGGATATGGCAATCAAGACAGCAAACAAGAGAGCCTATCTAAGAGGCGAGGGCGAAGAAAGAGCTAAGTACGGGCTTTCGCTTGTTGTGGTAAACTCAAGGCAGGGCGGTTGCCCTGATTGTGCAAAATATATCGGCAAGGTGTTTATTGATGATGTGTATTCAAACGGCAAAAAATCGGACGGTGATTATCCGCTGCTTTCAACCGCCATAGCGGAGGGGCTTTTTCACCCACGCTGTAAGGACAGCACAAGCACCCACTACCCAGAACTTGATGATTTGAGCGGACCTCTCTCCGATGACGAGCTTGCAGAGCTTGACCGCCAAAGAGGACTTGAAGTACAGCAACAGCACGCAGAAAAGCAAGCCGAACGCTTTGACCGCAGGGCAAAATACAGCCTTGACGAGGATAACAAGAAGTTTGCTAAAGCAAGAGCAGACGAGTGGCACGACAGGGCAGAAAAACTGTCGGAAAAAACAAGAGATTTTACTATCGACGACAGTAAGCAGAAATATTATAAGCCTGTAGTTGACGACGGTGAAGAAAAAGACTTTAACAGAAAAAACAGCGGTAAAAAAATTACAGTAAAAGCACATAAGACCATGGGCAGTAATGATATTTATTTATCCGATAAAGTAAAGCTGAAACGCAAGCAATTCCATAAGTTTGATAAGAATGTTACAAAGATTTATGAAATGCTCGGTCAGAGCAAATCTGAAAACAAACCTGCTATTTGCATATTATCCCCCGAAGAAATGGGCAAAAATGCAGTTGCAACTTACATACCGACTGATAATGTTTTAACTGTAAATTCAGCTTATTTTATAACTAAGAATTTAGCCGAATTGCAGAAACCGTTTGCTTGTCCTGACAGTGAATTGAGTTCGGTACTTCATGAGCTTATCCATTGGCAAGATGCCGAGAAATACAGACAAAAATTCGGCGAAATTACCGATTATAACGCATATTGCGATTATCTTAATAAAATTTATGCTCCAAAGGTTGAAAAATTGATAAACAGCGGTTATAATATAAGTGATATAAGCGAGTATGCCTATAGAAAAATGATGGAAATAAAACCTGAATTTGATGAAATTTTTGATGAATACCGAGTAAAGACACTGTTAGGAGAGTGATTTTATGAGACTAATACCTTCTGAACAAGAAAATTTGAAATTTGAGATTATTAAGCCCTATTTAAAACTTGACGGTTTAAGGTATGTGTTAGATGAAGAGAAAGCTCCTTCTAATGTAAAAAAAGCATATGAAGAATTTCTTGAAATCAGAGAAAAAGCTCTTCATGATGCTTTGGTAGATAATTGCTTAATCTAACCGCTCCTTGTGGGCGGTTTTGTTATGCGTGAATTTAATACAGAGATTAGCACTTAATCAATCGGATTGAGTGCTTTTTTTATGCGAAAGGAAATGTGAAATGACTAATGAAGAATTTTTGAAACTTGCAAAAAGGACAGTAAAAGACTATACAACAGAACATCTTGATAAATCAGACGGCGAAGTCGACTTTTGCGTATACGTTGTTTGGTCTTGTAAAACACTGCAAAACAGCAAAGCACTTCTGTCAACAACGCTCCGTGACGGTATGTATTATAAGTGTACATACAACGGTGACAAAGACGAAATGTACTTTGATGCGTACAAGAAGTTTGAAAACAGGGTAATTAAACACTAAAAAGAGCGGTTTTGTTATTTTAACTTGCCCGTAAAGGGTTACAATTCGTAAAAACGGCTTGTTTTCGGAGTTTTTAACTTGCCTATAACTTGCCAAGATAAAACTTAATACATCAAATCAGCACTTTGAGAAATCAGAGTGCTTTTTTGTATTTAAACCCGTCGATTTCGACGGGTTAGAAAGGCGGTGACAAAATGAAAGTAAGAGTAATTACATCGTTCAACGATAAAACCGAGGGGTTTATTAACAGACCGATTAATGAAGTTTTTGAGTGCTCCGAGCGGAGAGCAAAGGAACTCATTGACGGTGGTTTTGCAGAAGAGGTCAAGCCTGACACTCCCAAAAAGCCGAGAGCCAAAGCAGTTAAAACAGAAAAAGCAGATTAAGCACTTTACGAATATGTAAGGTGCTTTTTTATTGTCCGAAGACATTAAACTACGGGAGACACCGAGAAAAACTGAAACAGAGAGACACTCTATAAACTGATTACGGGAGACACCCGATAACTGAAAGGATTGATAAAATATGGCAGAAACAAACCCAACACCTAACCCAAACGAACCACAGCCGACACCGCAGGGCAACCCTGCACCTGCGTTTGATTATGACAAGCTTGCAAGTCTTATTAACGGCAAGCAGAGCGTGACAGAGGACACGGTTTTAAAGTCATACTTCAAAGAGCAAGGATTGTCAGCAGATGAGATGAAACAGGCAATCGGTGCTTTTAAGGAGCAGAAAGCCAAGAACACACCCGACATTGCAAAAATGCAGTTGGAAGTTGAATCCGCAAACAACGCAAAACTCACGGCAGAAGTCAATCAGTCGGCAACCCTCGAAGCTGTAAAACAGGGCGTTGACATTGCAACAGTTCCTTATGTACTCAAAATGGCGGACTTTTCGGCCGTTATAACAGACGGCAAAATCAACACAGAAAAGCTTACAGAGGCGGTTAAGAAAGTGCTTGACGATATTCCTGCACTCAAAGCAAAAGCAAGCGAAAACGCTGGCGGTGTTCAGAAAATCGGCGGTGACGGTAACGGTACATCAGACGGTACTAAACAAAATTCAAGCGTTCCGACAAAGAAATGGAACAGATTTAATATTTAAGAAAGGACAATTTAACTATGGCAAACACAAATAACTATGCAGAGCAGTTCAGCCCTGATCTGCTCGAAATTCTTATGCAGGGCACACTTACTTCACCATTCATCACTTCAAATGTAAAGTGGGTGGGTGCAAGAACATTCCACTTTACACAGATGTCAACAACAGGCTTTAAGAACCACAGCAGAGAGGGCGGTTGGAACAAAGGCAAATATACACAGACAGATGTTCCTTTCACTTGCGAGCACGACCGTGATATTGAGTTCCTTGTGGACAAGGCAGATGTTGACGAAACTAACGCAACCGCAAAGGTTGAGAACATTTCAAAGGTGTTTGAACAGACACAGGTCGCACCGGAAACCGATGCACTTTTCTTTTCAAAGGTTGCCGCAAAGGCGCAGGCAACAGACGGCTATCATTCAGCTACCAAGTCAACCGAATGGACCAAAGCAAGCGCTTACTCAAAGCTCAAGACTATTCTTTCAGCCGGCAAGCTCCGCAGATATAAAGCAAGAGGCACACTTGTTGCTTATGTAACATCAAACATTATGGATTGCCTTGAGCAGTCAACAGAATTTACCCGTAAGATTGAGCTTACCCAGATTGCCGAGGGCGGTATGGGAATTGAAACAAGAGTAACCGAGATTGACGGCTGCCCTGTTATCGAGGTTATTGACGATGAGCGTTTCTATGACAGTTTCAACTTCAATCCTGCCAACGGTGGTTTTGAACCTGCCACAGGCGGTCACAAAATCAATGTTCTTGTCGCTTGTGGTGATACCTGCAAGACTGTACCGAAAATTTCAAGTATTTACTTCTTTGCACCGGGGGCACATACAGAGGGTGACGGTTGGCTCTATCAGAACCGTACACTTTCCGATACATTTGTTTTCCCTAACGGCAAAGACGGTAAGATTGACAGTATTTATGTTGATGTTGACACAACGGCGGTTGCGTAATGTATGCCAATTACATTGAACAGCAGGGCGGAGATGAAAACAGCATTATCTCCGCCGAGCACATCGACATTCTGACCTTTAACCGCATTGATTTTGAAAAACTTTCGGAAATGCAGAAGAGAATCATCAACAGAGTGCATAGCAGACTTACTGCTTTTGAAGAAGAAAATGCCGATATGATTAATTCTTATCTGAAAAATTACAACATCAACGGTGTGGGTATGGAGTTTGGCGCAAGTTGGAATTTGATGTGCATAAGCGGCGTGGCAATTCCTGCGGACCTCTACTCTCTGCTTAAATCAACAGGACTTTGTTATCCTGCAATATGAGGTGATATGTTTTGAAATTTCCGTCACTTGTAAAAAAGCAGTTCTGTAAAACTCCTGCCGAGGTCACAATCTACGGTGAGGGAATAACCGAGGACGGCTCTCCTGTTGTTGCTTTCCGCTGCGGAGAAATATACCCGTCAGACACCTTATTGCCGAACACTAATTTGTTTGCGGGTAATGCTCATTGCAATATGCAGTCAAAGGCAAAGACCATATACACAAAAGAACAGAAAATCGTGCAGGTGTCTGCAGTGCTGCTTTTTGACGGTGACATTGCTCCCGACATCCCGACTTTGAGCGCAGGCTTTGTAGTGCTTGACGGAGTAAAGCGTAACATCGTACAAGGCATTAAACACCGCAATCCTGACGGTACAGTGAATTATACGGAATTGGATGTGATTTAATGGGGTTTTCGGTAACATCAAAAATCAAGCTGAATTTGCCTTTGTTAAAGCAGCTTGACACAGCACAGCAAACGGCATTGCGTAAAACGACAGACGCATTGCTCACGCAGATAAAGAACACGCAGGTTATGCCGTTTGATACAGGTAATTTGCAGAACGAAAGCACCTTTGCCGATTATGCAAATCTTGCCGAGGGCGAAACAAAAATCGTATCGAGTACACCGTATGCCAGACGGTTGTATTTTCATCCCGAGTATAATTTCAGCCGTGAGGAAAACATTGCCGCCGGCGGCAAGTGGCTTGCACCTTGGCTCAAGGGCGGTGCACGACAAAACTTTTGTCAAAAGGCATTTGCACGATTTTACAAACAGGAGGCAGGACTTTGATTTATTTATCTGACATAAGGGACTTTTTAAAGACGGTCTTTAAAGCAGAGCATTACTACATCGGTAAACTCGATAACAAACAAGATAATTCCCTCGGTGTGTACTCTCTCAAGCAGTCGGGTGCTCCTGTAAGGGCGATTGGTGACGAGAGTACATACAACACAATCAGCGTGTCTTTACTCTTGCATTGGAACAACAACGCAAATGAAACAGAGCGACAGGCACGCAATTTATTTGAAACGCTTTACAGTGTAAAAGATGTTGAAATCAACAAACACACAATTTATATGATTGAACTGCTCACACCCGAGCCTGTCGATGTAGGCACAGACGACAAGGGCGTTTATGAGCAAGTCATTGAAGTTAAATTTTATTATGAAAGGATGTAAATAATCATGGCAGTATCAAGTGGAGTTTATCCATGTTACGAAAATCAGTTTGCGGTAGGTAAGACAGGTACAGACACGGCCACAACAGCAATCGCAAATTGCGATGAGTTTTCGGTTGCATTTGACAACGGCGTTGAGGAATGGACAGCGTTTGAAAACGAGGGTTGGAAGTCAAGACTTATGACAGCCAAGAGCGTTACAATCTCTGTAAAGGGCAAGCGTACAATCGGTGACGCAGGCAACGATGAAATCGCAGAGCTTGCGTTTAAGAACGGCACAGCCGTACAGCTTCCGTTTAAGTGGACTTTCCCGAACGGTGCAAGCGTACTCTTCAAGAATGCGGTTATCTCTGTAACAGCAAACGGTGCAGCCGCAAGCACAAGTGTTGCACCTCTTGAATTTGAGGTTATGTCAAACGGCAAGCCCGAATACACACCTGCAGCCTAAGGAGGTATAAAGTATGTCAAAAATTATTGATATTACAAACAAACTTAATTTTGACGAAAAGCCAAAACTTGTTATCAAAGGCACAGAAATTGAGGTCAACAACGACGCAATTTCTTTCATTAAGATGGTTGCGCTTTTTGACAGCGAGGACGGCGTAAAAACATCGGACATCTTATCGGCTCTTGAGCTTCTTTTTGATGGGGAGAACAGAGAAAAGATTGCAAAACTTCATCTCTCGTTTGCCGACCTCTCAACTGTTATTAAGGCAGCAACAGAGCTTATCGCCGACAATGACAGCGAGGGGGAAATTCAGACCCCGGCTACGACTTAATAGATGATTTCGATTTAATCGTATCGAGTTTTAAGTCAGAGTACGGGGTGAGCATTTACTCCGAAGATTTTAAAAAGATGACTTGGGCGGAGTTCAGCTCTCTGCTGTGTGGCTTGGGAGCTGACACGCCTCTTGCAAAAACGGCTCAAATTCGCCTTGAGAACGATGAAAATGTTTTGAAGAACTTTACATCATCACAACATAAAATACGCAACAAGTGGCGTTCACGCACAGCAAATAAACGCACGCAGGCTGACATAAACACAGCCTTGCATGACTTTGAAATGATATTTGCAAATATGTAAATATTGCATACAATTTTGTTTATTTTTATAAAAATCTTGACTTTTGTGTATATTTTTGGTAATATTTAATAAATGCTAAGTATTATAACATTGTAAAAGCCACTCCAAACGGGGTGGCTAAAATTTTATCAAATTATTTTTAAACAGGTATTGACATATGAACATAAACGGTGTACTATATGAACATAGGAGGTGAATGACGAATGAGAAAAGCTTTTAGGACAACAATAGATGAAGATGTACTATTCGAATTGAAGAAAATGGCACTTGAAAATGGGTGTCATGTAAATGACATAATAGAAAAATTAGTCCTTGATAATCTTCATGAACAGTATTTTACTAAGGACCTCAAAAAATTTCCTGAAATGAATTTAGCAGAAAAGCAATCTTATTTAAAAAGAAGAATGTCAAAAGTAATACAGGATGTTATGGATGAGTGTAATCTTAAAATAAAACCGTCTAATTTTACTGATATTATGGCAAGAACCATATCAGACTTAATTCTTTCGGACGATATATTGTTTCCTAAAAAGAAATAACGGCAACTATCCACCGACCAAAGCGATTAGTTACCGTTACAAAAAGACAGAAGTATCTCTATCTGAAATCTATTATATCATTTAGCGGAACTTCTGTCAAATTAAAATTATGATTATGATAGGAGTTTTTTATTATGGCAAATGTTTTTAAACAGAATTATCAGAATTTGGACAATCTCTATTGCGATTATGTAATGGGTGAAGACTATCGGAATAATGCTCTTGTAAAAGAGGTTAACAAATTATCCGATTCAGCACTTGAGGACGCTATAAGTTTTTTAAAACTCGGTAAAAACCTTGATGCAGAAGACAGTATTATTCAAGGTGCTGTTGTACACGAGGAACTTGGCTTTTTGCTCGGCTTTTCTTACGCTATGAAGATTATGCAGGAAAGTGTCAAAAACATTTGATTTGAAAGGACTAAATGATATGAAAGCTATGGAATACAAAGGACAGAAAGTTATTACAACAGCAATGCTTGCAGAAGCATATGGAACGAGTACGAGTTATATCAGTAAAAACTTTTCTCGTAACAAAAGCAAATTTGTTGAGGGAAAGCATTATTTCTATTTGGAAGGAAAGGAATTTAAAAACTTTGTAACCAGTAGTCTAAAAGACGAGTGGTCAAAGAGAGCAAGTCATTTATATTTGTGGACTGAAAGAGGAGCAAACCACCATTGCAAAATTCTTGATACAGACAAGGCGTGGGAGCAGTTTGAAAATCTCGAGGAAACATATTTCAGAGTAAAAGAAGCGGTTAATGCATTTGTTTCTCCGGATACGGTAAAGTATCTTAACGGTGTTGCTAATTATCTGCGTATTCAGCGTGCAATTATGAAAGACAAAGGATGTACACCTCTTGAAATTGCTCAAATGGATAAACTGACTTGCGATACATATGGAATACCTGTTCCGGACAGCCTGTCAGCCCCTAAGGCATACGAACAGCTTGCGATTGCAGGTATAACACAAAAGAAACTTGAAGCAAAGAACTCATAACAACTAAATAAGCTAATTACAGCGTACATCTTCGGGTGTGCGCTGTTTTTATACCACAAGGGTGTCACATTTCGTTACGCCCTTTATTTTATATTGAAAGGAGTGTGATTATATGACTACTACAGTTGGCGAAATCGGCTTAAATCTTGTACTGAACAAGCAAGGCTTTTCTAAATCGCTTAATGCAGTGCAGGAGCAGGCAAACAGCGTAAGCAATAATATGAAAAGCTCACTTAAAAAGCTCGGCTCTGCCATTGTTGCTGCGTTTTCGGTAGCGGCGATTAAGCAGTTTGGCCAGCAGTGCATTGAATCGGCGGCACAGGTCAATGCGGCAAATTCTCAGTTTGAACAAACATTTGGCTCAATGCAGTCACAAGCTGAAAGTGCTATTGCTACGGTATCTAAAAACAGCGGTATTTTGAAAACACGCTTGCAGGGTGTGGGTACAAGTATCTATGCATTTGCAAAAACTACGGGTATGGACAGCGCCGACGCTCTTAATATGATGCAAGAGGCTTTACAGGTAACAGCTGACAGTGCGGCATATTATGACCGTTCGCTTGAAGATACCGCCGAAAGTCTTAAGTCGTTTCTTAAAGGTAACTTTGAAAATGACGCAGCACTTGGTCTGTCTTGTACTGAAACAACAAGAAACGCAGCGGCTAATAAGCTGTATGGCAAATCTTTTGTCGAACTGTCAGAATCGCAAAAACAGCTTACGTTGCTTGAAATGGTAAAGGACGCTAACAAGCTCTCAGGTGCATTGGGTCAGGCAAGCAGAGAATCAGACGGTTGGGAGAATGTTACAGGCAACTTAAAAGAAAGCTGGAATCAGCTCCTTGCGGTTATAGGCAAGCCAATTTTGCAAGTAGCAACTAACATTGTGCAAAAGTTGTCATCAGCTATCGCAAAACTTACAGAGTACGCCAAAGGGGCGATAAATGCGCTTTCAAAGCTGTTCAACTGGGACGGAGATGATACAGCAAACAGCATTTCAGCCGCTGCAAGCTCGGCAGAAAATTTGACCGATGAGGCAGAAAGCGGTTCAAACTCATTAGAAAGTGTTGCGGATAGTGCAGAAAAAGCAAAGAACAGCGTTGCAGGTTTTGACAAGCTGAATGTTATTACTAAATCAGATAGCTGCGGTTCTGATACTTCCGCAAGCAGCACATCGGCAAGCAATGGTACTTCTGTCGCAAATACTGTTGTTAAAGACACAAACAGCGGTGTTTCGGGTGCTTTTAAAAATCTATACGAAAAGAGCGGATTTAAAGGCTTTGTGGATAATGTTCAAAAGGGCATTAATAAGGTTGATTGGTCAGCTATCGGCAAAAATTGTGAGTCGATATTCAAAAATTCTGTTCCGATAGCTCAAAATTATCTTACACAGGTGCAAAAGGTCGGTAAATCTGCATTCGGTGCGGTAGGTTCATTTGTCGGCGGAGTGGTACAGGTTAGCGGTAAACGGCTGCAAACACTGACGGGCGGTGTTGCAAAATGGCTTGATAAAGACAAGAATAAAATCAACGGCTTTATTACAACCATTGGCGATAATTTCAGCAAAGGCTACGATAATTTATCGACATTCTTTGAAAAGGGTTTTGATGTCATCGGGCAGAGCGTTGACAGAGTTCGCCCACAAATGGAGGACGCAATTTCAAATCTGCTCAGCGGTTTTACAGATTTCGGCGGTGCGGTCGGAACGATTTTCTCGGAGGGCTTTAGTTTAGCTACCGAATCACTTGTAAAATGGATTGACAATGACGGTGCAACCATTGGGGAATTTTTTGACAATATTCAACTTCAAATGGCAGATGTTATGAACTTCGTGGGCGGCGTATTTTCAGACATCGGTAACTTCCTGCTTGGCTGGTGGGACGGCGAGGGCGGTTCTGAGATTTTTCAGAATGTGTGCGATATGTTCCTCAATATCGGCACAACGCTTATGAATGTTTATAATGATTGGATTATGCCTGCATGGAATTTCATTGTCGGAGTATTTCAGTCCGCATGGACAGATTGCCTTAAACCGATTTTTGAACAGCTATGGACTGTTTTCGGCAAGGTTTGCGACTATATTGCAACAATATGGAATAATTGGCTTTCCCCGCTTGTGAACTTCATAAGCGATACATTAGGCCCTGTATTTAATACGGTACTGAGAAATATTCAAAGCATTTTTGAAACAGTATTCAGAGTTATAGGCGATGTTGTGGGCGGTATTTTAAAATCGTTCGGCGGTCTTATTGACTTTATAACAGGTGTTTTTTCGGGCAACTGGGAAAAGGCTTGGAACGGTATCAAAGACTTTTTTGGCGGTATATGGGACGGCATATGGGGCATTATCAAAGGCTTTGTTAATCTGATAATTGACGGTATAAACCTATTGCTGACAGGTATATATACGGTTGTCGCCGCTATCGTTAATACTATCGGCGGTATAGCTGACGCAATCGGTTCGATTTTCGGGCAGGAATGGGGTTGGTCAATGCCTAACGAACCTGTTCTTATTCCACATCTTGCAACAGGCGGACTTGTCAAAGCACCGACACTTGCGGTAGTCGGAGATAACGCAGGAGCTAATTCGGGCAATCCGGAAGTTATTGCGCCGCTTAGCAAGCTACAAGGTATGATTAATACTTCTAACGGCGAGGATACGGTAATTCTCGGCGAAATTCTGTCGTATCTTAAAAAGCTGTATGAGATGTTCGTAATATTCAGAAACAACGGCGGTAACTACTATCAGTTTGTCGCTGAAATTAACGGCAATGATATTTTTAACGAAATCGTAAAGCAAAACGAACTTTATAAAAACCGCCATAACGGCAAATCGGCATTTGAGTAAAGGAGGTGCAGTATGTCAAATTATAAAGGTTATTTACTAAAATTCGGAAATACCGAATTTCCTAATAACTATTTCGCTGAATATTCGTCAACACCTGATCAGCGTATGGACAACGATGCCGAGCGTGACGATAACGGCAGTTTACAGCGTTCAACACTGCCGACAGGTAAGACAAGCATTACTTTTTCTACCCACATTCTGCACTTGAACGAGAAAATCAATATGCAGAATATTATTAATTCTGCAATCGTGAACACAGTACAACGCAAATGCTATGTTACATATTGGAACGATGAAACCAACTCATATGACAGCGGATATTTCTATATTCCAGATATTGAGTTTTCGGTTATGGACGCAAGCAAGACAGACATCCGCTACAACCCGATAAGCATTGAACTTATTGAGTATTAAGGGGGTGCGGTATGATAAATTTAACAGATGAGGTCAAAAAGCAACTGTTGAACGACAGCTTGCAAAGGGAAATAATTATCAGCTTTCCTGACAACGATATTCCAGACATCATGGGCGAGAATATTGTATCTGAAAGTCTTGAACTTACGCAGGCAATCAGTGACGGCAAGGAGTTTAAACTCGGCGGCTGTATTGCGGGTCAGCTTACTGTAAGAGTGATAAATGTTGACACAGAGCTCAACGGCAAACGCATTAAAGTTATAATGAAACAGTCATACAGCAAGGGGCTTTTATTTCCCTCGGATACAGTATTGCCGAGTGCAGATTTATATTGCGGTTATCAGTCTGGAGTTATTGAGATGTCGCTATTCTGCGGTACTGTCAACAGCTCATCAAGACAGAAAAACAGGGCGGTAAAGGAAATTATCGCATATGACGATTTATATCTCGCTTCACAAAAATACGCTTACAACTACTTTACAAGCCTTGCGATTTATTCGCCAAAAATAAGTTTATATGATTTGAGAGTATATCTCTGCAGCAACTTTTTAAAAGATTATGATTACGAAAACGAATTTACAGGCTTTAATGACAGCAATGAGCTGTCACTGAAATTGGATCTTGTAAAATCGGTTTTCAATGACAAAACCACGATAGCGGACTTGTTGAGTGCGTACTGCGAACTTAACGCTTGTTTTGCAATTATGAGCGGAGAGGGCAAGATAAAGTTTATTCAAATTTTAAATCCTAAAACCGAGGTCGTTGACAACTACAGCAACCTCGACTTTGAGGAATACACAACACGCAGTATTAATCTTATTAAGTTTAAGTACAACAAGGACAGCTATTTTTCGTACGGTCATACAGAAGAAGAAAAACAAAGTTGGTATATATCGGACAACATAATTACTGCGTGCTGTACCGACATTGCAGGTATTGTTACAAGTTTTAACGATAATAAAGATAACAACTACATCTTTTACAATTTGTATGCTTACAGGCCTTTTAAAGCAGATGTTTACGGCAGGTGGTGGCTCGAATGCGGCGACAAGGTGAGCATAAAAACAGGCTTTACGGACACGGAAACGGTTGACAGTTTTATACTTGAACGAACGCTGAAAGGCACTAACGGCATGAGAGTAAAACTGACGGCAGAAGGTACAGAATATTTAGGAAAGGATGAGATAAATGAGTTACAGCAAAATTAATTGGGTTGACGGAGCTGTTCCGGCGCTGAACGCAACAAACTTAAATCGTATGGACGACGGTATCTACAACAACAGTGCGGATATAGTAGTAATGGGCACTAATATTGAAACACTTAGTCATAGTGTTGTTGAAATCAGAGAAAGCAATAAAAATATCGAAAAGCGTATTGATGACACAAATGCAGCAATCGAAACCGCATCTGCAAAAATGATAGCAAAAGACTCTTTGCTCAATACATCTACAAGCATTAATCTCACATCGCTTGAGGACACAGAACAGACAGCGAACGGAGTTACTATTTCAGTCAAGAACAATAAAATTAGCTTGAGTGGCACATCTACCGCTGCGGTTAATTTTTATCTCAAGCTCAAGCGTGCGGTTACTCTTGAACAAGGCAAAGCGTATTGCTTATCGTTGCAGAATTTTGCTAATATTACAAACAGCGGTTGTGTGTTCTATCCTGCGAATAGTCAGACGGTAATCAGCTCATCTTGGCTCTTGTCAGAAGTTAGTGCTTTTAAAAATGCAGCGGCTACTTATACAGCGACAGAAAATGTAACCGTAAATTCGATTAAAGTTGCGGTTGCTACAAATAGACTTGTTGACAACAGTTGTAATCTTCAACTTGAACAGAACAACAAAAAATCAGCATATGCAAATCCTGATTTTATAAGCGAAAGCATTAAGCCTGAGTTGTACCAAGCTCCCGACTACGCTATGCATTATTTGTATGTTTCAAATGATTACAACGAGAATACAGACGGGTTTGGTGTTACAAAGTTCAACTCTATGCTGTCTGCTAATGATAGCATAACAGACAACAACTACCATAATCGCTACACAATCATCGTTGCACAAGGCACATATACGGATATGCAAGATAGATACGCAGGTTTGTCCGATGTGGGGCTTGTAGGTTATCGTGGTGTAATGATGAAAGACTATGTTTATTATGAGTCTGAGAACATCTATAACCCCTCTGCAACTATAATCAAATGGGACGGTGCAACAGGCTTTGATAAGTTAACTTTGAAGTCGGAAGATATAATCAAAAAATGTCCGTTTCATCTTGATTTGAATGTCCATACTCACATCAAAGGTTTTACATTTGATTGTAAAAATATCCGTTACGCTTTACATCTTGAAAGTGGTGGTACAGGTTACGCTACTAAGTGGGAAGTCTCGAACTGTATTTTTAAATGGGGCGGTCGTGCTGATTGCGTTGATTATTCTGGCAAAACAACGGTTCCAGCGCTCGGATGTGGTCACAGCTTTGGTGAGGTAGGATTGATTGAAAACTGCAAAATTATCCCCACAAATTGCACTGTTGGCTATCAGAATCACGAAAATGCTGACAATAGCGATTTTGGATTGTCAATCAAAACAGGTTCAAGTATTACTATTCGCAACTGTGATTTTGGAGGAACTGAAATTCAGGTAAGAACGCTAAAAGGCGAATATTCCGACACGCCAAACATCTTGACTATTGATCGCTGCATCAACATATCTGAAGTTAAAAAGTTGTATGCGGCTCCAGCGACGAAATGCGATTGGACGGTCGTCGAAAATCTAAATGAAGGGGTATGAATATGACAAAAGTAACTTGTGTTGATATTTCGGAATTTCAGCAAAATATCGACTTCAACAAAATGAAAAATGACGGCATAAAAGCGGTCATAATCAGAGCTGGTTATGGCAGAGAAACATCACAAAAAGACACGATGTTCGAAAGTCATTACCGTAATGCTAAAGAGGCGGGACTTAAAATCGGTGCCTATTGGTATAGTTACGCCGATAGCGTCGATGATGCAGAAAAAGAAGATAAGGCCTGCCTTGAGTGTATTGAAAACAAATATTTTGATATGCCGATTTATTATGATTTGGAAGATTATTCAATGGTTAAACTCGGCAAAACAAAACTTACAGCGATTGCAGAACGCTTCTGCGAAACTATCAAGAAAAGTAACTACAGAGCAGGTATATACGCTAATCTGAATTGGTTTAACAACTGTCTTGATTATGATGAATTGAAGGGAAAATACAGTATTTGGCTTGCACAATATAACTCCGTAAATGAATTAAACTGTGATATTTGGCAGAACAGCTCGACAGGCAAAATCAACGGCTATGGCGGAAATATTGATACTAATGTAATTTACAACGATAACATCTTCGGCAAATCTGAAACAAATGTTAAAAAGCCAACGCTGACATATAGAGTCTTTGCAGACGGCAAGTGGTACAGCGAGGTCAAGGGCTTGTCAAATGTAGCAGGACGAAAGAAACAAGCTATTTCAGCTATTGCTCTTAAAGTATCAAAAGGTAAAACTCGCTATCGTGTGCACTTGCTTAATGGTGACTGGCTGCCGTGGGTAAACGGCTATGACATCAGCGATAGCGACAATGGTTATGCAGGCATTAAAGGCAAAGTCATTGATGCCGTACAGGTCGAGTTTGAGGGAGTCGGCAATTATAAAGCTACATACCGTGTCAGAAAGCAGGGCAAGAGCAGTTTCTTTGATTGGCAGTACAACTCAGAGCAGGACAGCTCACAGGACGGCTACGCAGGACTTTTCGGTAATAAGATTGACGGCTTGCAGATTACTTTGACTTGACGAGGTGCAGTAATGTCAACAGAAATAATTGTCGCTTTGATAGGTTTAGGCGGTTCTGCTATTGGCTCAATTTTAGGTATTATTGCAAGTTCAAAATTAACATCGTATCGTATTAAACAGCTTGAAGAAAAAGTAGATAAACACAACAGTGTAATCGAAAGAGTTTATCATCTTGAAACGCAAGATGCTGTTATTAATGAAGAAATCAAAGTTGTAAATCATAGACTAACCGACCTTGAAAATAAATAAAACGGAGG